GACAATCGAAGGGAAAATGACCCAAAGCGATCTTTTCTCAAAGGTCAAAGGGAGACGGTCAAACTTTACAGATGCACTCAACAAACTCATCAATGACCGTTTTGTCGTAAAGGCTTCAAGCTTTTCAAACGGAGCAATTTTCTATGAAATTGCTTAGCTTTCCCCTTTTCCCCACCTTGCCCAAAAACAAAAGGGAAACGGGAACCAATTCCCCTTTTCCCCCTCTCTTAAAGAGGGGAAAGGGGAAAGCGAAAAAGGGCATACAAAAAGGAGATTTCAACCATGTTTTTCCCCAATGACATTTATGCAGCAGCATACCACTGGGTTGAAAGAGGGTACGGTGTTATCCCTATTTCCTGGCGTACAAAATACCCTGAGGCCCACTTACTGCCCCAAGGCAAATGGGAACCATATAAAACACAACTGCCCACAATGAAAGAAATCAACAAGTGGTTCCTTTCCAAATTGCACAACGTTGCCCTGGTAATGGGTTGGCAGCACCTGGTTGTCCTTGACTTCGACCAGTATGACGCGTACCTGTTGTGGGTGGAAATGACCGGTATTGTCACGTATACGGTGAAAACAAGCCGAGGCGCACATGTGTACTTGCACGTCATGGAGCCAGTGACCAACTCCCATACGCCTCTGCTGGATATCAAAGCCAATGGGTACGTACTTATTCCACCATCCATTCACCCCAGTGGTCATGTGTACTCAGTATTGACTGATGCCCCAATCCTGACCGTGTTTACCCTGTCAGAGGTAATACCAGACATATTCCTGTCAGCCACCCCGCCACCGATGCCCACAAGAGCCATACTGAGCACCCAGCTACCGGAAACAGACCCATGGGCAAGCGCGGAAAATCAGGTACCTACCAGCCTGGACGATATAAAACGAACCCACAAAATACAGGACTACTTTCCCACCGCTGAACGTACAAGTCGTGACGGGCGATGGCTGAAAGCCCGCTGCCCCTTTCACGAGGACGCACACCCATCTTTTTGGATTGATACTGAGCACCAGCTTTGTGGCTGCCATGTTTGTGGGATGAAACCGATGGATGTTATCAATCTTGTTTCCCGATTGCAGAATGTTAGCAATCAGGATGCAATTCGGGCATTAGCTCGGTATTGAAAATGAATTTCATTTGCAATTACCCAAAAACGGCGTATACTGAATTAGAGGAGTATCCAATGTTAGCAACAATGTTGACAGAGCTGGTCGGCCTGGCGGTCGTTATCTTCGCCGCCGTGGCCTGGATGAAACAATTGGGCGCTGCCGGGCGAACGCTTACCATTATGGCGTTCGCTTTTGGTTTGGTCTTCGGCCTCGCCTATCGCTGGGCTATGCAGCCGATGACCGACTTTGCCTCATGGTTTTGGGCGGTCGTCTTCGGACTTATGGCGGGATTCCTGGCGACAGGCGCTTACAAGGGCGCTGAAACATTGATTGCCAAAGGCAAGGAGGCGTCGGGGGGCAAATGACCGAACTCACTACTGCGGAAATCGCTGAACTGCGGGTCAGCCTTAAAGAACACTTCGAATCCCGCTTGCAAGCAATCGAGAAGCAATTAGAAACGGCCAACCAGGTGCTTGACATCCGGCTGGCAGGAATGAACGAGTTCAGGGAGTCGATGAAAGACCAGCAAAATACTTTTCTCACGATGTCAGAACATGACGCATGGAAAGCCAAGATCGAGGCGGACATTCAGACGTTGCGTGACTTCCGGGTAAAGGTTGACTCCAAGGCCGACCAGAAGACCGTGACCCTGGCGTTTATATTCTCGGCGATATCGGCGGTAATCGGCGTTATCGGGATTATCGAGGCATTGACGCATTGATTTGCAAATCATAAGGCGCAAATGACTGTATCCACTAAAAAGCATACCGAAATTACCGACCGCCGCCAGAAGGTGAGTGAACGGTATCTGCGCGGTATGTACATGGCTCAGATTGCCGCCGAGCTGGACGTTGACACAGCAACCGTTTCCCGCGATCTGACCGAACTGCGCAAGGAATGGCTTGACAGGTCGATCAACCACATCGACCAGAAGAAAGCCATTGAACTGGCGAAACTTGACCGGCTGGAAGTTACGTACTGGGAAGCATGGGAGCGGTCCAGGGAGAACGCCAAAACCATCATCAAGCGCGAAACACCCAAGGGCCATTTCAGCGAGCGCAAGACCGAAGGGCGTGATGGTAATCCCGCTTTCCTAGCGGGGGTACTGAGCTGCATTGATAAGCGCTGCCAGATCATAGGGATCAATGCCCCTGTCAAGGTGGCGCCAACCAATCCCGATGGAGATAAAGCCTACGATCCAATTGGAGTCAGTCGATCCCTTTCTACGCTCGCTGATGCCCTCCGAACAGCGCTTTCTGGACCGCCTTCAGCGGCAGAAGGCGCTGTGGATGCCTCAATCAAAACCCCAGTGGCTGGCCCTCCTCACGAGGGCGGATGAGCTCTATTACGGCGGTGGTGCAGGCGGCGGCAAAACAGACCTTATCCTTGGCCTGGCTATTGAACTGCATCAGCACAGCGCTATCTTCCGGCGCGTCTACCCCAACCTTACCGGGATCATGGAGCGGGCGCGGGCGATTATTGGACAGAAGGCGGATGAAAACAAGGCAGATAAGATCTGGCACTTTCCCGATGGCCGCACCATCGAGTTTGGCGCAGTCCAGTTCGAAGACAACAAAACCAACTGGCAGGGACGCCCGCACGATCTCAAGGCATTTGACGAGATCCCGGAATTTGCCGAGAGCCAGTATGTCTTTATCTGCGGCTGGAACCGCTCGACCACACCTGGGCAGCGGGTGCGGGTCGTGGTCACAGGCAATCCCCCACTCGATGAAGCGGGCGGGTGGATCGTCAGACGGTGGGGAGCATGGCTGGATGATAAACACCCGCATCCGGCACGCCCTGGCGAACTGCGCTGGTATGCGACGGTTGGCGGTAAGGAACAGGAGTTTCCAGGCGGCGCACCTGTGTCAGTGGGCAAGGAGACAATTTATCCGAGGTCGCGCACCTTTATCCCCGCCCTCCTGGACGATAACCCATTTCTTACGCAGGACCATCATTATCGGTCGGTTATTCAGAGTATGCCTGAGCCGCTGCGGTCGATGCTCCTGTACGGCGACTTCAAGGCCGGCGCAACTCCCAACCCTTTCCAGGTCATCCCGACTGACTGGATTCGGGCGGCGCAAAAGCGCTGGATGGAGCGTGAGCGACCAACGACTCCACTTACTGCAGTCGGGATCGATGCCGCTCGGGGAGGGAATGACTGCATGACCCTGGCTCGCCGTTACGATAATTGGTTCGATGAGGTTCTCAAATGGCCTGGCGTCCTGGTCCCCAACGGGCCGGCAGCCGCAACCCTGATCCACGATGCGTTGGGTACGGCAAAGCCAATCTGCATCAACGTGGATGTAATCGGGATTGGCTCATCGACCTACGATCATATCGATCCGCTGTACCCCAACGTGATGGCCGTCAATGTTGCGGAAGGATCGGACTATCGGGATAAGTCAGGTGCGCTGAAAATGCGCAACTTGCGAGCGGAGATGCACTGGCGCATGCGGGACGCCCTCGATCCTCAGAGCGGCGAAGATCTGGCGCTTCCCAATGACCCTGAGGTATTAGCGGATCTGGCGGCGCCAACCTACCAGATCACCTCGGCGGGTGTGCTTATCGAGGAGAAAGAAAAGATCAAGGAGCGCATCGGCAGGTCGCCCGATGTGGGCGAGGCAATCATGCTGGCTAACCTGGTGACGACCGGCCCCTTATTGTTATTTGGAGTGTGAAATGAGATTACCTGGATACGAGATTAAGACCACGGATGCCAATTACGAGCGCTTCTTTGGGTTGAATACCGGCGGTGTAAGTAACACATCGGCAGCCTATACCTATGTCCCGTTGATATTCCGGTGCGTGCGCATGATTTGCGACAGCCTGTCAACGGTGGAGCTGAAGTGCTATCGGGGCAAGGGCGATGCCAAGAAGGAAATAGACTGGCCATGGCCTGAGACCGACCAGGCTGAATTCACCTGGAACAACTGCGCCGGCTTGTTGCTGAGTGGCTTCTCCTGTGATGTCATCCTGAGTAACACGTTCGGGGCTAAACGTGGCCTGCAATGGCTGAACCCTACCAGCATATCGGTGGATGTCATGCAATACGGCGAGGCGGATTATGGTCCTCGCTTCACGCAATCTGGCAATGCCTATGGCGGCAATACCCGCACATGGGGCAGGGATGAGGTCATTTATATCCGTGAGTTCAATCCCGACGATGACATCCTGCCTGGTCCAAGTGCGGCGGGCGTTGCGCTGACAGATGCGGGACTTATCCGGTACCTGACTAAGTTTGCATCCTACTACTTTGAACATGGCGCCATGCCCTTGACGATCCTATCGGTTGACAAGGCGGTATCCGATAACGAGATCAAGCGGGTACAGGGATTGCTAACGTCAGTCATGTCCGGGGTCAACAAGGCCTGGCGCATTCTGGCGATGCGGTTCGGCAAGGATACAGCGCCGTTCACGATCACCCCACCGCTGAAAGACCTAGTTATGGTGGACCTGTACGACCAGGCACGGCGGGCGGTTGCGGGTGCGTTCAGCATCCCCCAGACGATGCTTGAGGATGCGGCCAATTATGCGACCGCCGTACAGCACGATCAACAGTTCTGGGAGGGTACCATCGTCCCCCGGGGCAAGATGATTGCCGGGGCGATGAACCGGCACCCGATGATCCGTAAAATGGGCGTCACCTTTGAGTATGACTTCGAGGAATTACAGGCATTCCAAACCGATGAAGCAGAGCGGGCGGGCAGCCTGAAGACCATGACGGACGCTGGCATACCCTTGCTGATGGCGATGGATATGCTTGGGTATGATCTGGACGACGAAGACCGGGCAATCCTTGAAGCCGAGTTACTGCGCAAGCAGGAGGCGGCGCAGAGGTTGGCTGATAACCTCAATAAGCCCAAGGAACCTGTTTCTCCACAATTGCAGCAGGGGCAACCACCGGCACAGGATCAACAGCAGCCACCCGCAACAGACGCCACGGCAACCAGGTCTGCGTTATTCAACTGGAAACGGGCAGCGCTGCAGGCAGTCAAGACCGGGCATTCTGCTAACGTTGACTTTGACCACCCGGCGATTGACGCTGAGGTGTGCGAGTTCATCCGCTATGAGCTGGAAGCGGCGAAGACGGCGGCAGATGTCCACGGGATATTCAAGCGAGCCCGTGAAATGGGCGGACAGTCGATTGAAATTGTGATGACCAGGGCGCTTGACTGGCTGGATGCGCACGAGGTACAAACTACTGGAGGGTAGGGTATGACTGACGCACAAGAACTATTGCGCAAGATCAGGGACAACCCGCAGGATATCAAGACGTTATCCGATGTGCAATTGCGCATATTGCAAGCGCTGTTCGTGGAGATGGAGAAGCGGACGGGCGGTCTAAAAACATATGATGTTTATCGCACCAGACTTTGGCGGGCAGTCATGCGGTTATTCGGCGGTGGGAAAGAGCGCAACTTTGATGGCACATTTGCCCGGTCAATCGATCAACAACTTACCGAAGCCTGGAACACAGGCGCTAACGAGGTTGGTGTTGCGCCTGAAGATATGACAGCATCAGACATAGAATTCTTGCAACGGATCATCGAGAATGAGAATGATTTTATAACACGGATTGGAGACGAGATTGTAGCAGATCGGGATGGCGGCATGACAGCCGAGGACTTCGATGCCAAATATAACGCTAGGGTCGATTTGTGGGCAAATCGCTATACTGAGGTTGTCAACATGGCACGGGTACGGTTCGGCGGAAAGCAGCGTCTTGAATGGCAATTGGGCGCAACGGAGGATCATTGCGGGATCTGCCAGAAGTTGAATGGCATTGTAGCATTTGCTGATGAGTGGGCACAGTTCGGAATATATCCGCAGAACCCACCTAACCAGATGTTATCGGTTGCGGTAAATGGGAAACCGGGTTGCAAGGGTTGGCGATGCGATTGCGAATGTAAGCCAACTAACAAGCGCAGGTCTATTCGGGCAAGGGATAGGCTTGCAGAGATTGCATTGTTAGCTGGAGGGCTATAACATGGCACGAGTGCAACGCGAGTATTGGCAGCGGCGTAACAGGTTCAAGGCGCTGAAGTGGTGGGCGGATTATGCGGTGACGATGATACTGGCGTTTATCGCCGGGTTGGTTTGGTTGACGATGTTTGAGGCGATGGGTGTCATACCGTGACTGTCAATCTATTTTCAATCGATGTGACTGGGTTGGATCAGGTGCAAAAGACATTGAGTAAACTTGCGCCTGAACTTATCACGGAGGTTGATATTGCGCTGGCGAATTATCTGCTGGACGCCATTGTAAACAAGGAAGTACCACCATACAAGCATGTCAGGCGGGACTTCGCATACCCCGAAACGGGCGACGGTTTCTTTTCGCCAAAACAGCGGCGCTGGTTTTTCTGGGCCGTAAAGCATGGGATGATCGATACTCCCTATCGAAGACGGGGCAAGCATGGCGGTATCGCTACCCGCTGGCACATCATCAGGCATAAAGAGGGTGATTTATCGCTGGTAAATGATGACCCGGCGGCGATGTATCTGTACGACAACGACCGGCAGGCGAGGCAGTTGGGGCTTGTTGGTTGGCTGAAGATCCAGGAGATACTAGCCTGGCGGACAAAGAATGTGTCGGGGGTCCTGACCAGAGCTGCGAACAAGGCGATTAGAAAGGCGGGGGTGAATAAGTGATACCCTATACCACCCGCCTGAACCCGACGTTGAATGGCTACCTGCATTTGGGCCACGCATATATGGCGCTTGTCAACCGTGCCGAGGCGACTGCACATGGCGGCAAGTTCCTCGTGCGCTTTGACGATGACCAGCGGTACTGGCGATGGCTCCATACTGAGGGCGAATTATCCGACTTCCGCTGCGAAATGGTTGCGGATCTGGAATGGTTGGGCATCCAGGTGGATGGCTATTCGAGCCAGGAGGATCTACTGCCGCAGGTGGAAAGTTGGATCGACGAGGTGGGCTGGCCGGTACGTGATCAGCCGATGGCCGGCATCTACTGCAGCGAGGTCATCGGCATCAATGCGCCAATGTACCCATATGCCGAGCGGCTGACCGCCGAGAAATGCGTGATGGACATGATCGAGGGCGTCAACTGGGTCATCCGTGGCCATGACCTGTTGACCGAAGATTGCCTGTACCGCTATTTCGTGGACAAGTTGGAACTTGCTCAACCCAGGATGACGTATATCCCCAGGCTCCAATTTGCGGGCGATGTGGTCAGCAAGACGAAGGGCAATTACAAGTTACGGGATTATCGGCTAAAGGGGATTGACCCAATTTGGGTAAAGGTCAACTTGGCGCAAGACTGCCTGATATACCCTGACGTTGGATGGCATGTGGACAACATCAAACCCGCTCCCGTGTTGGGTGAGTGGGCGAAGGAGCTGCTGTGTCATTCCTGAGTAACCGCGAGCGCATGATACTGATGGATATTGCCGGAGACAACGGACGAATCACCCCGGATGAACTCAAGGCGCTGCGGGATGCTGGCATCGAAACATCCTGGTTGTATGGTGCAGATATGGACGCTCCCCTGTCTGTGATCGACGACCGCTTGAACCAATATCGCCAAGCTGGGCTAAAGTGCTTCCTTCCCTTGTGGCATACGCAATCGACAAAATATCCGGCGAGTTGGTATTTACAGACGAGAGAGGGGCAGCGGGTCAACGTCCTGTCACCCTGGAATGACGAAGCCATGGCAGCCTATAATCAATCCCTGCTGACCATGCGAAACGCCTATACCGCCGATGACTGTCAGGTTGTATCGTGCTGGATTACGGACGGCGAAACGGTATTGATTGACAAACCCGCCTATTATGACCCTGCGGCACTTGCCTCGCACGCCCGCGAGATTGGCGGCTATCCACTGCCGGATTTGTGCAACCGTCCTTATGGCGCGGACTGGCTGAAGCGAACCTATACCAAACTACTTGTCGAGCAGCAGCGGATCTTGATGGATACACCCTGGCGTGAAATCTGGTACATGCTGCACCGGATGATTGCTGTGTTCCCCGGTTCGGACTGCGATGGCTGCGATTATATCGATGATTACTTGTCAGCGTTCACGGCATTACAGCCGGCGAGTATCAACCACATCAGTTACACCTATTTCCCGCATGGCCCTAATTATTGGCGCATGATTGACAGGGATCGAGAGAAATGGCATATCAACGAATGGGTTGGCGCTGAGTATGCGGAGGGGTTGCGGGACGGTAACGGGCAGCGGGCAGCCGATCAGGGATTGCGGGGGCTGTTCATTGGGCCGACACATCCCTATACCCATCACGGTGGGATCGATGGATGGATGTTGGATGAGATTAAGAAAGCAGTCAGATTGTGGGATTGACATTGACCATGTAACGACGTATAACTAGATTAGTTGAATATTTGTCATTTGCCTTTGTCGGCTCAAGCCGCGGCAACCATTATCCCCAGTCGGGAGGTTGCTGCGGCTTTTTTATTTACGAGGTGCTTATGGATGATAACGAAACGATTAGCGTGATCGAAACAGCGTACACCGCACTCACAAGCGGGGGAGGTGATCCTGACTCTATCAAGATTGGCGCACGGAATAACGCCAGAGATGCAGCGACCATCCAGGGTATGCACGACCTGGCCAATGAGTTGGGGGCAAAGTGCCCCGTGCCTGAGGCTGGATATGAGCCGAAGGCGTTATCCATCGAGGATACTCTTGTCAGTTTCGGGGGTGAGGTAAAGGCCCTCGGTGATGGTAAAGTAGGCGGTCAATTGGTCAGGTTTACCACGATGGCCGACCTCGATCTTACTGGTGACTTTTTCGCTCCCGAAACTGACTATGGCAGCCTGATGACTGCCGATGTCTACTACAACCACGGGCTTGATGCCAAAATGGGCAAGCGCAGGATTGGCTCCGGCAAACTAACCCGTGATGAGTTGGGCTACTGGATCGAGGCCCAACTGAACATGCGCGACGACTACGAGAAGGCCATTTATCAGATGGCAGCCGATGGTAAGTTGGGCTGGTCATCTGGCACGGCTGGTCATCTCGTAGAACGACAAACTGAGGGCAAGGGCAATCGTATCCTGGCTTGGCCTTTGGGCCTGGATGCCTCGCTTACCCCCACACCTGCCGAACCAAGAAACATAGCAGTACCCCTGAAATCGTTGATGCCTGTCACGTCTCCCGATGCGGGTTTACCTGCGGAGCAACCGACAGTAGATCAAATTATCGTTACCCCTGTTACACCACTACCCGCATCCAAAGGAGATGCAAGAATGGACGAAGCTGAACGAAAAGAAATGGACGAAATTAAAGCCGAGATCGCGGCAATGAAAGCGGCTCCACCCGTCAACGCTGGCGGCGTGGCTCACAAAGCGCCTGGTGTCCTGAAGTTGGGCGTAGGCGATACCGAACTGAAAGCAACGGCGCACTTCATCCGCACCGGCGACAACTCTGGCTTGAAGCAGGTCAACGCTGACGCCATGAAGGCATCGAATGCCATCGAGGTGAATATCACCACGACTGCACAGGGCCTTGAGTTTGTCCCAACCGGACATTATGCGGGCATCATCGCCCGGCGTGATCCCGCCATGTTGGCGCCAAAGTTGGGCGTTATGAAAGTCCCTGGTGTGGGCACGACTGTTCTGGTCCCCGTGGATGGTGAGGCCGATGGCGAGTTTATCGCCACCGCCGAGGGTTCGGCCCAGGATTTGGATTTTGCGGCAACCGATGACGTTCACATGACCCTGGCAAAGTACACGAAGAAAATCGTGTTGAGCCAGGAGATTATGGAGGACACCGATTTTAACCTGATGACCTTCATCGAGAACTTTGTCGGGCGTGGTTTAGCCAAGACCCATAACGCCATGCTTGTCACTGCGGCCAGTTCAACTACGAGCTTAAAGACCTTTGCCACTGCTTCAACCATCGCCTTTGGCAGTTTCGAAGACATGGTTTATGGCGCTGACATCGCTTCCTATCTGGATGACAGCGGCAGCGTGGCCTGGGTCACAAGCGGCCCGAACTACGCTTATGCTACCAAGATCGTGACGGCATCCCCACGGGCATACACGGAAAATCCCTTGGGGGGGCTGGTCAATCCTGCTGCTGGCGGAGCCGGTTTGGTTGGGTTCCCGGTCTACTTCTCCAACAAAGTCACCTCTATTGCGGCAAGCGCCAAGAGCTTCTTCTTCGGAAACTGGTCATATATGGGCTACCGCGACGGCGGCGCTATGCAGTTCCTGCGTGACCCGTACAGCAACGCCAACCTGGGCGAGCTGGTCCTGCGCTACTACTTCCGCGCCGTGTACGCTGCGCTTCAGACCGAGGCTATCGGCTACGGCGTGCACCCGACCAATACCGCATAACATCACCGTTTCTCCTCTATTGGGTAAAGCCTGGTGGGTGTCCCTCCACATCCACCAGGCACAAGGACAACATGAGAACCTTGTTATACTGCGCAACCTGGGAAACACCCGAAGGGCTTGCTGTACACCCTCGCACACGCTGGGCAATCGACCGCCTGGGCGTGCCCGACGTGGTGTATGGCACGGTCAACCCGTTTCCCGGGTACGACCACCGCAACGTTACGGCTCAGTATACTGAGGCGTGGCGGCTGGCGATAGAGGGTGACTTTGACTACCTGCTGACTGTGGAACACGACATCGAGCCGCCGGCGGATGCACTGGATAAACTGATTGCTTGTGACGCCCCGGTTGCTTATGGCTTGTACGTGTTCCGGCAGCGCACAGTCCCGGTGGTCAACTGCTACCGGGTCGAGGGCCGGGTCAATCCAGGTATGAGCTACGGGCTTTTTCCTGATGACCTGCGGCGGGCGAAAGCGGCGGGCGTCGTTGAGGTGTCCGGCGTCGGCTTCGGCTGCACCCTCATCCGGCGAAATGTGCTGGAGCGGGTGAAACCTCAGGGTGAGAAAGACTGTGATGGGTTCTTTGCCTGCGAGTGCTTGCGGAAAGGCATAAAGCAAGTCGGGCGCTTCGATGTGGAGTGTGGTCACTGGCACGAAGGCCGGCGCTTTATGCCCTTTGATCTGCCCGACATGATTGCCGTGGAGTGCATGATCGGCTTTGTCGGTAAGGGGTTCGGCCCCGGTGTCAAGCGATACGAGGCCGGGCAGACGTACAAGATACCCAAGTCAATCCCGCAGGTGGATGACTACTTCAGGGCTGGTTATATCAGGATGCTACAATGAACTTTATCGTATGGGCTCCCTCATGGACGCTGTACTCATCTGGCATTCGTGCCTGTCACTCGCTGGCGCACGAGCTGCACCGGCGTGGGCATAACGTCCAGATTGCGAATGCAAAGGCGATCAATACCGACTGGCGGGATGTCCCCTTGATGGAGTTCGCAGCCGAGAAGATGCCACATACCGCAGTGACCATCTACCCTGAAATCAGGGATGATAACCCGCTCTCCATGCAAAACGTGGTCTACTGGCGGCTGTCAGAACACCATCATTCGTTTACCTATCCCTCGCTCAAGTATAAGTGGGCTCCAGGTTTTACCGTTGACGCTGACGGCATCCTTCACGTACCGCACATCAACCGGGCAGTCTGCAACACAAACGAGAAACTACCACGAGGCTGGACGATGAGTTACAAGGCTCCGGGCGGGGATATTGTCATCGACGATGAACACCCCTTCCAATGGCTTGAGCTGATGGATATGTTCAAACGGGCAA